ACAAGTAACTTGACTGTAAACTTTGCAGAAAACATGGCACCAAGTAATGTCAATAATGCTGCAAGAGAACTCATGGGTCACATGAGAGATATGTACGAACAACTTGGAGACGGATACTTTGAGTTTGGTGATGGAGATGGTGAATACACAGTAACACGTGGTGATGCCGATACTATTACTATAACAGGTACAGGAGATATTACATCTGTATACTATGTTGGTAGAAAGATTAGAATTACTGATGGTGGTGGTAATGTTGTTGAAGGTGTTATTAGTGGATCTTCACACTCATCTACTACTCAAACCATAGATCTAACAGGTATCTCTTTAGCTTCTGGCACTCCTACCAAAGTTGAACTAGGTATAGATACTGCTGCGTTTGGTGGTAAAGTAATCCTTGATGATGATGGTGATACTTACATTGAAGCTCCTACTGATGATACTATTGATATCTATGTAGCAGGTGCTAAAGACTTTGTAATCACAGCTAATACATTTACTGCTGAATCAGGTAGTACAATAGCTGCACAAACTATATCTGCTGCAGGTAATGTAGATTTTAATGGTGATTTAGATGTTGATGGTACTACTAACCTTGATGTCGTGGATATTGATGGTGCAGTTAATATGGCAACTACAGCTTTAGTAACTGGTGTATTAACTACAACTGCAGCTACAGTATTTAATGGTGGCTTTGCATCTAATGCAGCTTCTACAATTACAACTGCTGATAACACCGACACACTTACATTAACATCAACTGATGCTGACGCAACTGTTGGACCAAATTTAGTTTTATACAGAAACTCTGCTTCACCTGCAGATAGTGATGATATTGGTGCCATAAGATTTGATATGCGTAACGACAACTCACAAGACTTTATAGCGGCTCAAATAACAGGAGATGTTGGTGATGTTAGTGATGGCACAGAGGATGCAGAAATACATTTTGATATAATGACTGCAGGAACTTTGCGAGAATATCTGCGTTTGTCCTCTGGAAATATTATATTTAATGAAGGATCACAAGACATAGACTTTAGAGTAGAATCTAATAACGGAACTCATAGGTTTTTTGTTGATGGTGGCAATAATGTTGTCATAGTTGGTGGTAATGATGGTTCAGGTACAGTTCCTGTTCCAATTAATACTAACGGTGGTACTGATTCTGTATTTCAATTACAAGGTGCTAACAATGCTAATGAATACACTATGCATCTTATGGGCGGTATTGATGCACAAAACAACCCACCTGCAATATTATTTAGTAAATCAAGAAGTAATACATTAGGTCAACACACTATCTTAGAAAATGGCGATAGAATAGGAGAGATTGTTTTTGCTCCTGCTGATGGTGTAGATAGAAATTCAGTAGCGGCTTTTATCTGTGCTGATGTAGATGGTACTCCGGGTGAAAACGATACACCGGGCAGATTAGAATTTCATACCACTGCTGATGGTGCAAATACTTCAACAGAAAGAGTAAGAATTCATAACAATGGAGTTGCATCTTTTAACAATGGAATTGCTCTTGGCGTAGGTACAGCTAATACAGCAACTAACGTACTTGATGATTATGAAGAAGGTACATTTACTTATGCTATCAATGGGTCTAATAGTGGCAATTTAGTTTTAAGATCAGGCTACGCAAGAGGTGAATATGTAAAAATAGGAAATTTAGTACACATTGATCTTCGTTTTGAAACAACAAGTGATAATAGTATTGATGGAAACTTACAATGGACTTTACCTTTTACTAAAGCCAATGCCAATGCTAGTGATGCAGGAAATACAACTACGGTTGGATATATAAGGGACAATGCTTTAGGCACTAATGCTCGAACTGGAGTTTATATAGTAGGACAATCAGAAGCATACGCACAATTATTGTTTTCTAGAGAGGGTGCGGCAAACAGTACAGTAGAACTTGCAACTGATGCTAATACTGACGGAGTATTGGAAGGTAATATAAGCATTACATACCGAACAACATAATTTAATAAGGAGAATAACAATGACAATAACCAAAGAAGTAAAACAAGATAAAATAGAAATAGTTTCTGATTTTAAACACATACAAGTTAGAGAACAAACTATTGTAAAAGAAGATGGTGAAGTATTAAGCTCGTCTTATACAAATCGTTATGTCTTAAACTCAGGAAAACTAGACGCTAATGATAGCTTAGTTGATACAGATATTTCAGGTGAATCAGCAGAAGTACAAGCAATAGCAAATGCTGTGTGGACTGATGCGGTTAAATTAGCTTGGAAGAATAAGCTAATAGCAGATAAACCTGAATAAAGGAGAAACTATGTTTACAATAAACAATAAAGAATACGATCAAACTACCTTATCTGATAAAGGTAAGGCAGTGTACTCTAAATTAATGAGACTTGGTGAGCAAAAAGCTGACTTGGATATTGTCATAAACTATTGGACAGCACAGCTTCAAGCTGAACTGCCTAAAGAAGAAGTTACTGATGGATCAGAGTCAACAGAATAGCGTAGATATTGCACGTCTAGAGGGCAAAGTTGACGTAATAGCAGAACGATTAACCCTAATGAAGGACAATCACCTGTTTCATATTGAGAAAGATATGCGTCAACTGCGTGCTTTAGTGTGGTTTATTGGTACTACTGTCTTTGCACAGATGCTCTATATAATAGTAAGATCTCTTGTTTGACTTATATTAGCAAATAAGATTATGTTTACATATGAACAAACGAATACTTGTAATAAGTGATACGCATTGTCCTTACCATCATCCTGATTTAATTTCATACTTAAAAGCTATTAAGAAGAAATACAAACCTGATCGTGTAATACACATAGGTGATGAAGTAGACTCACATGCAATATCATTTCATGATTCAGATCCTGATCTGTATAGCGCAGGTGATGAACGTGCAGAATCTTTAAAGACTATTCATGCTATGGAAAAATTATTTCCTGTAGTAGATTTAATGGATAGTAATCATGGTAGTCTAGTATACCGTAGACAAAAAGCTACAGGTCTACCTAGAGCTGCAATGAAAACCTACAATGAGTATTTAGAAGTAGGACCAGGTTGGAAATGGCATGATGATCTCCTTATTACTATGTCTAATGGACAACAAGTATACTTCTGTCATGGTAAAGCTGCCAATGTATTAAAGGTAGCACAACAATATGGTTGCCCTACAGTACAAGGACACTACCATTCTAGTTATTCTATACAATACTGGGGTAACCCCAACAGTTTAAACTGGGGTATGCAAGTCGGATGCTTAATAGATGCTAAGTCTCTAGCATTCGAATACATGAAAACACAAAAATCAAGACCAATTATTGGATGTGGCGTTATATTAAATGGACTCCCAAAGTTGATACCTATGGTTTTAAATAAAGGCGGACGATGGAACAAGGAACTGACTTAGAATATTTGACTACACCCAAGCAGGGGATTAAGATAGTCAAAAACAAACTTTATTTATATATCAATTCAACAAGAGGAATCTATGCAGAAAACAGACTCACCAGCGAAGATGCAATTAATCTCGCAAGACAATTACTTAATGGAGCAAACCAACTTAGCTGAGGAGCCTATCATGTATGAACCAATAGAGAATAGACGACCAGGAGTTACTAGAAAATATGAAATGGATAATCATAAGTTCTATGTAAACATTGGTTACAACCCTGAAGATATGACACCTAGAGTAGTACGCATCTGGAGTGATATGAAACAAGGCACAACATTTAGTGATATGCTAATAGATCTATCTGATGATATTACTGAACGATTACAAATAAGAAAAGACTTAGATAGAACATTAGAACGTATGGCAAAGGCAGCACCTCGTAGAAGTACTGGCGAGCCAACAACAATACAAGGTTTAGTCATTGATGAATTGATTAAGTCTTATTACTTAGAGGATTAATATGAACGATTTAAAAGAATTAATTAAATATACCTGGAACAACATGGATAAGAAGAAACAGATAGCTGTTGGTGTAGTAGTACTAGTTATCATTGTTTTCATTGTTGCTTAATGGATATTATTAAGGCTAGAATTAAAGCTCATGAGGGCTATAGGTTAGAGCCTTACAAAGATACCCTTGGCTTTCTTACTGGTGGCTGGGGGCATAAGATATTAGGTGGTGAAGAAGTACCTGAATCTGAGGCAGGCTGGCAAGAGCTATTTGATAAGGACTTTGATATCGCTTTAAAGGGGGCAAACAGCCTCATACAAGAGCATTTAGAGAATACTCTATACTCTGACCTACCTCAGATTAAAAAGTCTATTATACAAAGCATTCTAATTGAGATGTGTTTTCAGCTAGGACAGGCTGGAGTAAGTAAATTTAAGAAGATGTTCAAGGCGCTTGGAGAATGTGACTTTTCTGAGGCAGCATTACAAATGCAAGACTCTCGCTGGTATCAACAAACACCAGCACGTTGCTTAGAACTAAGCAATATAATTAAAATTATTTAGGAATACATATGTGGTTACAATTACTGCCTACTGTCTTAAAGACAGGGGCTTCGATATTTGCTAATAAGCAAAAGGCTAAGATATTAATGTCTGATGCAGAACTATTGCATGCACAGAAGATGGCTAATGGTGAAGTAGAATACCAAGCTGCAGTTAGGCAATCAAATGACAAAGGCTGGAAGGATGAGTTTGTACTGATCCTAGTGTCAGCTCCTGTACTGTTATTGTTATGGAGTGTGTTTAGTGATGATCCTAATATACAAGAGAAGCTAGATATATTTTTTGATAAATTTTCTAATCTACCTTTCTGGTACCAATCGTTATTTATCGGTGTAGTCGCATCTATCTATGGACTCAAGGGCGCAGATATATTTAAGAAAAAATAATGTTTTTTATAATTACTATAATGCTTACGTTTACTACAGGTGAACAGTTTACTAGAGAGTATAAACTAAAATCATTTAATGATACTTGGGCTTGTTGGGAATATGTAACTGATAATAAGGTTGAATTACTTATGCCACACATAGAAGCATTTGGTGATAGTTTACAAGGTTTTGAATTTTATTGCGAAAGCAGATACGGAGAAGAAGTATGAAGTCAGCACTAATACCTGCAGGTCTATGTGTATTTATGTTATTATGTTTTAGTTGGATCATGGACTCTGCACTTGCAGACAATGATGTAACCAGTAGTGGATCAACTACTAATGATCAAGTAAATTCAAGTGGTAGTAATACTGCAATTACAGGCGGATACAATTCTGAAAGTACAACAAATTTTCAAAGTGGCAGTTCAAGCAATACTACAAGTACTACTAACAATACTACTAATGCATACACTGGTGACTCACGAGTAGTACCGAGTGCATCAGCTCCTGCTATATCTAGTATGTCGCAAGACTTATGTACTGTAGGTATATCTGCTGGTGGTCAAACCTTTTCGTTTGGTGCTAGCCTTGGTATGACTAAGAGAGATCTTAATTGTGAAAGACTTAAACTAGCAAAGGCTTTGTATGACATGAATATGAAAGTTGCTAGTATTGCTATTATGTGTCAAGACAGTAGGGTGTTTAGTGCAATGTCTATGGCAGGTACGTACTGTCCCTATAATTCTAAGATAGGACAAGAAGCAAAAGTTGAATGGGAAAAGTATGGTAAGTTAAGACCAGACTATGAGGAGTATGTTAAGACTTTACGCATTACAGAACAAATAGATAACGAAATACTAGAGGATATAGATGGTAGTCAGATTATTAATTACTCTGGTGGTTCTGTTAAACTTGGAAACAAGTAACGCTGAAACTATTTGCATACAAGACATACCCAATCCTGGTGACTCAACTTGTACCACAACCTATTCTACAGGTACAGCAGCTACTACTAACAATATAATATCTCAAACCTTTAATGATGGTTCATGGAATGGCACTATGTTTCCTGACAGCTCTGATTTAAATGAAGCTAACATACTTACTGGCAAGCATGGTAAATATGCAGAAACAACAGTTAATAGTAATGACTTACTAACTGAAGCTGAAATCCAACAAGGATTTACAAGTAATTTTAATGCTGAGATTAGATGGTGGAACAGTGAAGAATCTACTGTGACTATGTACCAGTATGCAACCAATGGTAATGATACTATCAATCAAACTATTATTTTAGAAGATACTACTAATCATAACTATCAATATAATAACTATGGCAATACTTTAATTGTTGGATCTAATGCTGAGAATACTCATGGTACATTAACAGCAGGATTTAGTTTTGATATACAAGGTAATGTTAATTACAATGGTGGTCATGCTGGTGTAGATGTAACTGATCCAACACTTACAATTGATTACACAGCTTTGACAACTGCGACTAGTACCGCCATAGAATATTGCTGGCAAAAGAATCCACCAACTTGTCCTGGTCAAGATGAGATAGAAGAAGTTACTACAATTATAGAAGATTTTGAAGATAACTTTGAAATTATATTTGAAGATATAGAAACTATAGCTATCGATGTACCTGATGATTTAGTTATACCTGAATTTATTTGGGAACCTGAAGAAGTAACAATAGAAGAACCACAGTTTGAAATATATACAGTTGATGTTATACCTATGGAAAACATTGAAGTCATGTCTATTGATATGTCTGAACCTGAAATTCCAACAGAAGAATTTAATACAGAGGATATAAGTAATGCATACGATATGGAAACAAATGTGGAAACATCAATTGCATCTGAACCAGAACCTACAGAATCAAATACCGATACCATTGAAATTGTGGAACAACCTAATGAACCGATTGAAGAACAACCCAGTAGCGCAGAAGTTATTGCAGACAAACCAATTCAAGAAACAAATGATATTAAACAAGAAGAAGTTGTCGAGGCAGAGCTTGAAGAATCAGGACCAGAACCTACTGAAGAACCAATAGAACAAGATATAGTTGAAGTAATAGAAGAAGAACCTGTTGCTGAAGAACAAGCTGAAGTAATTGTTGATGTTGTTAAAGTAGAAAATTACATAGATAGTAAAGTTAAGAATCAAATAGAAAAAGTTGAGGCTACCTTAGTAGTAGTTAATGAATTAGTAAGTAGAGCTATGGTATCTAATCAAGTAGATATATCTAGTTATGCTACTATGAATACAGCTATTTTTGATAACAGACAATTACCTGATGGCAACCCTGACTTCTTTAAACAAGTAGTGTTAGCTGGATATGACAAGTCTATTTATAATAATCAAGTTACATTGGGGTCTATTGATCCTGTTGCACAGCATAATATTAAAGTTAATACTGCACGTAACAAAACTAATAAAGCATATTTAAAATTACAGGAGTTAATGAATGAACGGAATGATATCTAAACTACAAACAATAGGAATGCTTATAGCGTTAGTTTCAGCAATCGGAGGTGGGTTTTATACCTGGGGTACATTCAATCAAAGACTAGATGTTATTGAACAGAAGAAGTTTACAGTTAATCAAACAGTAGATCTTACAGAAGTTAACAAGTCTATCGAAGGATTAAAGGCTGATATAAAAATTAATACTGCAGCTCTTAACTATCTTGAGTCTATGATTAATGAATTGAAAGTAGCACAAGGGAATCCTTTGCTTCAATAGGTTCTATCTGTGAAGTAAGTCTTTGCATCTAGATCACCTTGCTGAAGCATAGCCCATTTACGTTGTACGTATTCAGGTTCTAATCCAGCAAGATGACAAGTATGTCTAAAGTCATCACTATTACTTGTAAGCCATTGTCTAGCGTTAAGTATGTGATGATAGTCTATGTGTTTCTTTTCTACACCCTTGCGAGTTATATGAGTAGGATTCTTTAGTGCTTCTTGTATAGCTGTAGCTACAACTGCTACCCATAAGTTTTGCTCTGGTGTCATAGATCATTCTAGTCCTTCTTTAATTTTTTCTAAATATACAATGAAGTCCATTGCTTCTTCTTGTGCATCTTCTATCCATTGTAAGAAAGGTTTATTAGCAGTACGCATGGTATCCCCATATTTAAGGATACCTTCTGCAGCTCTGCGTTTCATCTTCTCACAGACTTTATCAACTAATGGATCGTTCACAATGCACCTGCTTTAGTTAGTGATTGAAACTGAGAACAATACATATCATTATCTTTTCTACGAAAGTTATCTTTCTCTTTACTAAAGATAGATTGTTTCATAGCTAATAAATGATTCTTGTATTCATCAGTTTGTCTAGCCCAATGTTCTTTCATTGCACCTGATAAATCAGATGGAGCTTTGAATACTTGTTCAGCTAGTATAGTTCGTAAATATTCCTTTACGTAACTAGCTTGAGCTATATGTTCTGCTTCGGTATCTTCATTATCATAGTTTTGTTGGAGAGCTTTCTCCATACCTTCACGTGTAATGATTGTCATATTTAGTTCCTATTATAAAGTTTAAACAAATCAGTTAACAATAAAAAAAATTGACCTTGTTCTATATTTCCATCTGTTAAATGTTTCATATAACCTGATATAATTTCCATATAAATATTATCACTCATATTACCTCCTTTCTAGAATGGTATGTCATCATCAATGTCATCATCTGATTCTACAGTAGCACCAGGGAATGCATCTTTGATTTCATCAACTACATTTTGTGTAGACTTCTTATAACCATCTACACCTATCTTAATCCACTTAGCAACTTCGCCCGATGGATCTTTTAATTGTACACCTTTCTCATGATGTAATGTCATAAGTACTTCGGTGATTCGACCAGCCAATCCAACAGCTATCATATCTTGTGGTAGTGCGGATGATTTGTTTGGTGTCGCTGTCGCTCCACCAGTAGGTTGAACATCTTGGTTGATATCTACATCAGGTCTAGTTACCTTGAATGCAGTAGCATTACCATTACGCTCTTGTCCATAGGACACCATGACTCTATCGCCTACTCCTACTTGAGGATCAAACTTACAATAGAACTTTATCTTAGTTCCACTACCCTCTAGTACTACTGGCATAAACCATTGGTCTTTGCCTGGCTTTGGTGCAGAGATATAATCTACTGTACCGATTGATTCATTTGTTTGCATTTGTATTCTCCTTGCTATTTGTGTTGATTCTAGTTTTATAATTCCTTTAGTTGTTCCAAAGCGTTTTCGCATTGTAACGATCCTCCTCATTCCACTTGAATCCATCTGTGTTAAGAGGTATCATTTTCATAGCTGTCTCAGTATTAGGTACGTTAGCCATAAAGGTTTCTAAAGATTCAAATGACTTTATCATAGTTTCATAATTATCACTAATCATTTCTTCTGATAATTCAAAGACTCTGAACTTTTTATGTGAGGCATAGACTAGTGTTGCTGGCTTACCCAACAGTACAGAGTATAGTGATTGTTGTCTGACATGATCATCTCTTGGAGCTGTAGGTACTGCAAGTGTAGCCTTAGTATCTACAATCATATTCTCATATTCAAAGTCTGTTACTGTAGTGATAGGAAACTCTAGCTGTGGTAGCTTATGTCTTTTGTAACTCTGGAATAGATGTGGCTTACCTGCATCTGGAAACTGTTCCTTGATACCTTGAGCTAGGTTAAGTGATATAGCACCAACCTTGTCTGTCTCATCAAACCATTCGCCATCGAACTGTCTTACCATATGTTGAGTAGAGTGTTCGACTACATCAGCATCTGACCTATCGAAGAACAGACTGATTGCACAACCAAATTCTGCTGAGTTACCCATACCCATACGTGGTGTAGTGTCTGATCTATTACCAAGTAGGTGTCGATAGATCCACTGTGATGGGTTATTGTACCAGTCATTACCTTTACTTGCACTATGTCTATATTCATTTATTTTCATTGTATTCCTTTCTCGAATAACTTATGTTTTAATTATGTCTGATGAAACCATTATATCTTATAACAGAGAAATCTTAATTCACCAACCTAATAAAGATAAACCTGCTAGTATTCGCAACATACGTGAGTCATCTATTGAGACTATGTATCACCGTAAACAAATTGATGCGTTACAATATACTGCTGGTTCTATCTTCAGACGTAAGTGGGAAACTTCTCAACTTATATCTAAGCCAGAGCTTGGTGTTAGAGTAGACAACTCATTGAATCCTAGCATTGGTGATCACAAGCTAGATGCTATGGATGAATTGAATCGTCTGCATAGTTTAATAGGACAGAAGTCTTATGATCTACTGGAGTATGTGTGTGGTTTAGGCAACACTATACGACAGATGAATGAGTCTTATAAGTTTACAAAAGCATATGGTGGTGCTAGATTTAGAGAAGCCTTAGATGAAACTGCTATCTTCTATGGTCTCAAGGATAAAGGGAATACTATTCGTGGTAATAAGAAGCGCTAAACACCTCAAAAATGTACGTGAGTACCCATGTTGTGTCTGTAATACTGACCTAGATATTTGCGCTCATCACCTAACTCATGTTCAACCTATGGGTATGGGGATGAAGTCATCAGATGAATGGTGTGTACCCTTGTGTCCAACTTGTCATCATACTCTACATCACTACGGTGAAAGAAGATTCTGGAATGAACGAAGTCTTGAACCAGGTATCTACGCACAGATACTATATAAGAAATCTCTTGACTTATGATTTCCCATAACTTATAACTTTAATTAGAATAACCAGAGGTGTATCTAAATGTCTGATATCAAAGCACTTTCTAAATCAGAACGCTATCTACAAAACTTAGATATGGATAAGCTAGTGGACTCTGTCAAGTCTAACCTAGATTGTCCAGCAAGAATGGCTGAAGCTATAGCCAAACTTATATCTGCTAAGATCTATCTTGAGATTGTATGCGAAGAAGAAGATATGATGGACTATATAGAACAACTAGAAAGTCAGCTACATATACACCACTATTCTGATGAGACAATACACTGATGAATCCTCCCATGGTTAACATAGTATGGCTTGATACTAACGAGTGCAGCATGTCTGCTTGGCAAACTAAAGATGAACTACTTGCTAGTCAGGTATGTACTATCGACTCTATCGGTTATCTTATGGCAGACAGAGAAGATTGTGTTATCATTGCTGGTGATAAAGATTTACTTAATGAAGATGACTTGTATGGTAGAACTCAGATCATACCTAAAGGTGTCATCAAAGATATTCAATACCTTACAGTTAAACAGCGAGATGTAGGGAAGCCAATCCTATAAAACCTGAGAGATTCAACTCTATAAATTAATAAGAATATATACGATATTGCTATATTAATTCCAGAAGGCTTACACTGGTCACCTCTATCAGACTTGTACTTGTACTCGTCAGTACGCCTGAATATTTTAGCGAGAGAGCCTAAGGAATCGCACCTGTCGTTATAGCTTTGCTACTCTCTCTATCCCATGAGGAATACTTATTTACTTTCTATCTGTAATGGATTGAAGTCAAGGCTGATACCAGCATCTTTACTTAATACATTACCTACTACTTGCATAATATTAGAATCAGAACCTG